CTGCGGGAGCTTCCAAACCTGTTCTATCGACAAACCATTGTGAACCGCCATCTAAAGCTGGCATTTGAATCCAAGTTTTCGGACCTGTTTGTTGAATATGTAAGTGATGAAAATGTCCAGTTAAAAGCAAAGTTGCATCTCCGATTGGTTGCATTCCATGAGCTTGTTTCGACCACCATTCGGGAGCTTTGCCTCTTGTTTGATGACCATGCGTAAAACCAACAATTGTTCCTTTTATGTTCAAGGTGATTGTCAAAGTATCTGTTTTAGGGAAAACAAAACTTATGTGGTCCGCTCCCCAAAGTTTTACCGCATCTGCGACAGCTGAAGCTGCGTCAAGTGCGAAAGAATCTGTTGAGCTTGTCGCCATTTGATTGCCTTGGCGTACAGCTTCGTCATGATTTCCTGGAACACAAGGCACAATAATTTTGTCAGCCAAAGGTGCAAAAGTTTTTACAACATGCAAAAGCAATCTGCGATAAACCCTAATTTGTTGGGTCAAATCCAAATCATTCCGCCAACTGCGGTTTCCACCGCCAGAGTTGAAACCCTCTATGCAATCACCAAGTTGTGGTAAATAAATTTCGTCTATTTCATGCCCTGTTTTGCGAAGCTCTTTAAGTCTTTCAACGGCTGCGTCTGTTTTTGCTAAAACTCTGTCAATTGTGCCTTGAGAGCCGTCCCCATCCATTTTGCCTATTTGGGTATCCGCATAATTTACTATGAAAGCTGTGTCACCTTTGAATTCATTTTTTTTGAAAGGTTTCCAAGTATCTATGACATCAAGAAGCTCTTTTGCTTCCCAAGTCTTTTTAGCAGAAACGACATTCGCTCGATAATAAAACATTCTTTGAATGCCGTCTTTGGTTTGAGTATCCCAAGCTCGCATTTGTATTGGTTCAACTATTTTTACAGAACCATCTGTTGGCAAACCCCAAACACCTAAAATTGCTGTCCAATCTTTAGGAGCTTCAGATAATGGTTCAGTTACTACATAACCTTTTGAGCCGTCCCATTCAACACCAGGTTCGTATCCGCGCGGGTGATTAGGTTTATTCGATTTGTAGTTTGATTCTTCGCCCAAATCGGCTAAATCATTTATTATTGACACTTGGTCCTTTGCGCAATTTTCTTCTATATCTTCGAACAGAATCAACCGAAATTTCATGTCCGTATTTTTGTAACAAATCGGCAATCGCAGAAGAAGCCAAATTAGGGTTTGCGCAGGCAGCTCTTAAAGCTATTTGTTCTTCCTCTTTTAATTGATTGAGAATTCGGTCCATTAAAGTTACATTTTTTTCAAATATCCAAGGTGATTGTTTCAAATTGTTAATGTCGTCAAGTAAGCCCATAAGACCTCTCGTTAAGTTGTTTCAAGGATAACAGATAAGTTAGGGTTTGCGAAGCATTGCCACGCTAGTACCAATTTTTCTTATCATGAAATTGCAAAGCCTTGCAAGGTGTTCCATATCTTTCTTTAATGTATTTAATTCCCCATTTTATTTGGGTTATCGGATTTGTTTTCCAATCCGCACCCATTTGAGCCATCTTGCCTTTTGTGGCTTGGGGGATTCCGTACGCAGAAGAGTTTGGATTTTTAGCCAAATGAGGATTCTCACTAGTACCCCAAGAGCTTTCTCTTTGCCATAATTCGTCTAAACATTTCCATTGTTGTTTATTGTAGTGAGCGCGCGCATAAGCTCTAAAATCGCCTGTGCGCGCTGCTCTCGCAATAGCTCTGTCGCGCTCCTTGCTCTCAATAGTTTCCGGACTATCTTTTAAGACCGCGTACAAAATTATTGCTTCTATCATTCGTTAATCCAAGCTGCCAGATTTTTCGACCAAGGGACTTTCCCAAGGGTCGCGGTCCGCTGGTTGTTTGGATTGCAAAAACTTAACAAGCTCAGTTACCCCATTGCTCACCGACATTTTGTCGTTGATTATGCGTGAGGCTTGTTTCTTGTTTAGTTCATTTGCTTCCGCTAAATTAGGGACACCTAACCATTCGCCCACTAATTTCCAACCATCTTTCCCGTTATTCCAACCAGAACTAAGAAAAGCATCTGCCACTATTTCTTTGACAAAGCTCAATTGTTTTTCTGTAATGGAATTATCAAAAGGCATTCCACCAACATGTGAAACAGGTTTGTTTCCATTGGTAGATTCAACTTTTGTCATTTCTTCCCGACTTGGTCTAGCACCTTTAGTTGCGAACCCTAAATTTGCCAAACTTCTACCGATTGCGCTCGTTTCACAATTCTCGAGAGCAGAAGTCCTATTTACTGGACTTGACCCAACTTTTTCTTCCGCGTATCCTGTTGCGGAAACAAATTCGTCTTTTGAGTCGCGCCAAACAAACGCTTTCACTATGAATTGATTATCGCCATGCGAAACTAACTCAGTTGTGATTCTGCCGTTTGGATATTTTTCGTAGAAAGCAGCTATCCTGTTTTCTACTGGTTCGTAATCTTGCAAATTAAAACCCATTTGGCTCACCTGAGTCCATAGAGCATTGGCAAGAATAACATTCACAATAGGTACATTTTTCTGTATCTGTTGCGATTAAATGCATGGCATAGAACTTCAGCCAATCAGCTTCCGAAATTTTAGAACGCATTTCGGTTTCAAACATATTCGCCATAACTTCCTTTCGTGAGTCCTTTTAGGCGGACAACATAATTGTGCCTCAAAGGACCGACAAAGACAGGTTTTACGCGCTAAGCTCTTTTCTTGCGCTCCAAGGCTTCCACACGACTTCCAAGCTCGTCCAGCTTCGTTTCGACCCTGTGTAATGAAGCTATCGCATCTGGCAAGCTCTTTCCGCCATTGCTGTAAGGCTGAATAGGGTCGGTTTTCAAATCAATGTAAGTTTTGATTGGCTTGACAATAATCCAATGAATTGCCATCCCAAGGAAAGTAAAAATTGCAATCAAAGCTCCTGCTGTTTGACCCATAGAAATTATGTCAATCGTCATCGGAATCCCTCATTGGTAAAGTTAGAAGCCATATTATCAAACCGCCGATTATCAAATACCCTGTTACAACTTTTGCTGACCCATCCAAAGTAAAATAAGCAATGCCAAGACCCACGTAAGTCCAAACATCACCTGACATAGCAACAGCATATTTTTTTAGCCAATTCATTATTTATTAAACTTTCTGCTTGAAGATTGTGATACAGAAATACTAGTCATTGAAGCGATTTGAGTAAGGATAATCGCACTCACTACAACAGCTTGAGATTCTTCGCGTTGTTCCTGAGTCATATCAGAACCAACATTCATAACCGCTTCGGCTGCTGCAAAGATTTCTTCAGCACCAGGTATTTCTGCAAGCGCAGTTGGTAATTGTAATTCTATAGTGTTTTCTTCAACATACAACGCTTGTTCTTGCTCTATAAGCTCTTCTGCTGTAAGTTCTTCTATCACTGGTAATTCAACGAAAGGTTCTTCAATTGTTGGTTCAATTGGTGTTTGTACTATTTCTTCTTCTGGCAAATCTGGGATTATTTCTTCTGGCTCAACAATTACTGTCGGTAAATCCTGAGTTGTATTCTCTTCGTTTTGTACAGGTTGTTCTATTGGTGGTAATGGTGTTTCTGTTGGGGTCGGTTCTGTCGTTGGCGTTAGCGTAGGTTCTGGAGTTGGGGTTTGCGTTGTTGTTTCTGTTGGTGACGCTTCTGGTGTTGGCGTTGGTGTTGGCTGAAGAGTTGTAACACCATCCCAAGTTAAAAGATAACTTCCTGTTGGTGTTTGTGTTTGATTGCTTGCCATCCAACCGAAAGAAGTTGCACGAATGAAATATGTGCCTGTTTCAATTGGTGCTGAAATAAAAGAAGCCAAAACATTTGTCCCTGAATGCGCTCCGTCATCATTAGCAAAAAGTTTTATAGCACCTTGCCAAAGCTCGACCCAAGAATCTATAAAACTAGGATTCGTTTGCGGTGTTCCGTTTGTAGTTTGAATTGTTATTTGTGTCGGTTCAGTGGCTTCCACTACAACATCCACATAAGGAACTTCAGGTGATAATTCGATTGTTTGTTCATCAGCAAAAGCAGGCGCGACAATAAAACCTATCAAGATGAAAACTAAAAATAAGCGCAGTTTGGCGCGCTTATTCAATTATGCTTCCAATATTCCTTTTGGGTCTAAGTCTTTTCCTGCTGACCAACGAATGTTGTCTCGCATTTCAAAATGCAAATGAGGACCAGAAGAATTTCCTGTGTTTCCAGATTCTCCTATATGTTGCCCTTTTTTGATTTCATCGCCAGCTTTGACAAGGGATTTCGATAAATGAGCATAAATGACCCAAGCATCTTGTCCTTCAATTTTTTGTACAATTTGTGTTCCATAGGATTTGCCCCAGTTAGCGTTAGAAACTTTGCCATCAGCAACAGCAATAATGTCAGTACCTTGAGGTACAGCGAAATCAACGCCAGTGTGATAACCTTTCGACCACATCTTGCCAAGTTTTTTGTAAGCAGTTGTAATCTTTCCATTAGCGATTGGCAAACCCATTATTTGGATTCTTCTTTCTTGTTAGCTTTTTTGAATATTGCATCAACTTCTTCTTGAGTTAATTTTCCGTCATCAAGAAATGCTTTTGCTAAATCTGTGATGACTCTTGATACTGCCAAAGCACCAGCGATAACTGCTGAATTTACTGGCTCGACTCCGATAAAAGAGCCTGCTCCAATAGCAGGTAAGGCTGTGACTAAAAATAAAGCGAAACTTCTAAAAACCACATCTTTAATTACGGCTGGTTTCATTATTTCACCAACGCTTCTATTTCAGCATCAGTTAGACCGAGTGCTTTAAGTTTGGCTTTGCCTGATTCTTTTTTGGCTTCGGCTTCGGCTTTTGCTGCATCTTCGGCTTCTTTAGCAATTTCGTTATCAGCCCACTCGCCTAAAGTTATTTCGTATTCTTCATCAGTTAATTGGATTCTGTCGCCATTAACTTGTTTGAATAGTTCAGGATATTCGGCTCTGAACGCTTCTATTCTTTGTGCTTTTGTCATTTTTGTTTTCCTTTTCTATGAATTGACATAACCATAAACGTAAATTGTTCCAGTAATAGTTCCACTTACATCAGGAAGAAGTGTGAAACCATCATAAGAAGTTGTTACATTTATTCCAAACATCGCCATATAAAGATTTGTATTTGCAACCGGTTGATAGCACGAAGCATAAAACATATTTGTATATTCAGTTTGAAAGGGATTTAATATTTCGCATATAGAAATTTCTTGTACAGTATCAATAGAGCCAACTCCTCCCCAAGAAGCCTGACCTGTATCCCTAGCCGTATCTCTTGAAGTTGAAAATATATTAAAATATTGTCGTCTATAATTCGTTGAAGAATTATCTGCGCCGTTAGCCCTTAATCTCATATTTGTTTGACCTACCGATGTCGATATATCAAAAATAATTCTATATTGTGAATAAGTACTTGAAAAACAATTATCTATACTAATAGTAGAAACACTTGTTCCAGTTGCTTTTTTAATAAAAACTAAACCTGGAGATGAAAAATTTTCTTGAGCCATTATTGTTCAATTCCGTAAATAATAACCGAGCCAGTTATAGTTCCAGTATCAGCAAAAATTGTAAATCCATCATAAGAAGTTGTTACTGAAATATCTTGTGCTTGACATACTATTTGAATATTTCCCGATGAAGCACCATTATAATTGCAAAACATACTTGTGTTAGTTGTTTGAAAAGGATACAAAACTTCAGCAAAAATTATTTCTCTAACTGCGTTCCCACCAACTAAAAACCAAAGAGTATTTGTTGAGGAGTAGCCTGCAGCAATTGATGCGCCATTTCCTTGAACATATTGTCTCCTGTAATTTGCTGCAGTATTATCAGAACCACTAGCCCTTAATCTCATCACTAAAGCACCATTAGCAGAACCCGTCACATTAAGAACTAATTTATATTGTTTGTAAGTTGCAGAAAAAACATTGTTAAAACTAACTGTTGAAGCCGTAGTGAAAGTGTCCTTTGCTAATAAAATAAGTCCTTTTGCCATTATGCCCCCTTATAGTATCCGAAAACAGATACTGAACCTGTTATCGTTCCAGCACTTGGGGCGAAAAGAAAACCAGCGAACGAATCTGTAACAGTTATTGCAAATGCTCTAATTTCTAAAGTACCAACATTACTGTAAGAATGTTGATTTAATCCAGTAGTTGCTACTGTTTGAAAAGGATTATAAACTTCTAAAAATGAAGCATATCCTTGAGCGTTATCAACTGCGCCTAAAGCATTTTGCCAACTTGTTTGACCAGTTGAACGACCAGAATTTGTTATGTCAGTATTAACAATTTGGAATTTTTGCCAACGATAATTTGCTGTTGTATATGTGCTAGGAACAGAAGTTCTAAATTGAAAATTTATTCCTGCAAGAGTTGTTCCAGTTGCTTCTGTTAAGATTTTATATTGTACATAATCGTTTGAAAAAACATTATCAAAAGTCACACTTGATGCAGTAGTGAAAGATTGAGTGGAGATAAGTCTTAAATCAGATTCTGCAATACGACTTGCACCTAAACCATAGGCGCGTGCTGAAGCACCAGCAAAAGAACCAACAATAGGCATTTATGATTCCCTTTTATTTGAACTGGGTTTGCGAAGCCAAAATTTTGTAAGTCGGAGTCGCAGCAGTTTTAATGATTGTGAAAGAATAAGCATCAATAGAAGAAGCATTCCCAGCTGTTGGGGCTACACCACCTTGCCAGTTTGGTGTTCCAGCTGCGCCATCAATTTGAAATGCAGTTGGATAATAGGGAGTCGCTCCATTTGTATTTAGAAATACATGAGTTACAGCTTCATTTGTATCTATGTATGAAGCAGCTGTGGTTGTCGCATTACCTCGAAAATTAAGAGTAAAGTTTGCGCTTGCATTTGTTGTGTAATACGTTACAGAAGTATTTGCTATATCTACTGTTACTGTGCCTGTCGCAGCAGTAGCAGAGATAGTGGTCAGTTCTGAAGGTGAAACTAAATCAGCGCGATAATTATTTAGATACGAATTGACATTCGCAGCAGTCAGCACTTCACCTGCGGTAAAAGTCTTAGTAGCCAAAAAAACTCCTTAAAATCCTAATCGACCTGTATCAAGAATACCGAACTCTAAATCATCAAGGACCAGACTAGCATAATCCAAAGTTTGGAAACCAAAAGTTATCCTATGCGATTTCGGTACTATCTCATTATCAATTCTAATTATAGAAGCATATTTGTCTATCTGTGTCCCAGTATTGTTTGGGGTAAATTTTACACGCGCAACATCACCTATTTCTAAACTCAAAACGCTAGCAATGTCTGAATCAGATAATCCCTCTAAAACAACCGACAAACTTTCAAATCTATATTCGGGTTCTGAATATTGTGAAAGCAAATAGTTGGCAAGCTCTAAAGCATCACTATCAGAGTTCAATAAAAGACCTTGTTCAATAAGAGCTTGTTGCCCATAAGTATTGATTGAATCGCTATCAGAAACTATGGCTGTCCCGCCGTTATTTCTTTCAACTTGAACATAGTTGTATAACAATTCTGAACCATAAACAACTTGGACTGTATTGAACTCAACACCTGAACCATCATCAGCAAAAGTTACAACCGCCGAACTAGCAGGTGCAACAGAGCGGTCTTTGAAAACAATAAAACCATTAGAACCCATAAAGATAGAACCAGGCTCACTATCGGTAACGAGTTGCAAATACTCTAAAGCATTCGTACCATCTTCAATTGCATCTGCTTGCAAAGTTGTAGAACCAGTATCAATGTCTCTTAAAGAGTTTGGCCAATTGACTTCAGAGCGGTCTAAAATTGCGTTGATTCTTGCGCCTGTTTTTTGTGAAGTTTCTGTGCTTGCTATTAAAGCTCGTTGCGCTAAAAGGGTAAATCCGTCAACGCAATCTGCGCTTGCCAAAGATAGACCAGAAATGTCGTAATTCAAATTCCAATCATCAACGACACCATAAAAGACTGGTGTACCAGCTGTTTCAACCTTGATTGTTTTCTTAGGGATTATCTGCCCAAAATAAGGGCTTGAAGCATTAAGAGGGTCGAAAGCTCTATCTAAGTTGTTGAAAGAAATATTCGCACCGCCAGCAGTAAATCGGTCAAGTTGCCTAGATTTACCTCTATTTATGCTGACACTTCGTACTCGTTCTGAAACATCATAAAACAAAGTTCCGCCAAGAGTGTATTCAGTATTATCTAAAACACCTTGAACGGCATCATCAAGAATAAAAAATGGTCCACCCAAAGCAGATAAATCAAAACCAATTTCTACTGTTGTATTCGGTACAGCCATTTATGCGCTCGCAAAAACAGGACCAGAAGTTTTTTCAAATCTTTTTATTGCATCAACTATTTGTCTGCCAACAACATTGCCATCTGTTCCAATACCTGCATTTATCGTTATGTTGAAAGTGTTTCCTAAACCAGAAGAATTTGCGCCAGATAATGGGATTACAGCTTCAGGTCCAGCTTCTCCAATCAAAGCATTTGTTGGACCCATAACAATTCCACCTTTAGCAAATTTAGTTAAGCCGTAGGCTTGCGCTAATGCGGTGTAACTTCGAGCAGCAGGTCCAGGAAGATTCGCAATAGCTTTCGTTGCGGTTGCGGTCAATCTTGATAAATCCAAAGTTGCTTTTGCTTTTGGTTTCTTTTCAACTTTTGGTGTCGGTGCACCAGGTCCAGTTGTTGTAGTAGTTTCACCTGTTCCTAAGCTATCGACTATAGATTTTAGTTCAGCTTGAGCTGCTGATAAAGCAGCTTTGATTCCTGCAACTAAACTTTCACCTTGTCGAACTCCCTCACCATAAAATACATCAGCACCATAGTCGCCGACTTGTTCTGCAACAATATCAACAGCGGAAACTAAAGTGTTTATTTGTTGAACCATTGTCGCGCCACCAGAAATGATTTCGTCAGCGATTTTAGTTCCTGCTTCAAAACCTGCATCTAAGACTTGTTGTATTCCTCTTTCAGATAATCCCATTGCAATAAGTTTTTGTACTTTGCCTGCAAAATTGGTTGCGCTTGCAGCTTGGTCTGTTAGATTCTTGAAAAAATCGCCCTCTTCAATAGCTTTACCAAAACTTACGACACCTTTAACAGAATCCATGATGCCATTCTTGAAACCCATAAAAGCATTTTTAGCATCTTCTAATTTGCTTTCAGCCGAGCTTAAAGATGCTTCCAAATTATCCACGACAGCTTGAGCAGCATCTTTCGCAGCTTCTTTCATTTTCTTTAAAGCCTCTTTGGCTTTACTTGCTTTGTCTGCTAGTTTTTCCATCGCGGGATTTGTTTCTTCTGTCAAACCAGCCGTCAATCCATCGACTTCCATTTGTAATTTTGCAGCTTCGGCTGCCATATTTGCAGCATCTTTCCCAGCCGTTTTTATTTCGTCATTAAAATCTTTTAATCCGACAACTAAACTATCTAGTCCACCTGCCAAATTAGAAAATTGGAATCCTTCCATCATTTGCTCAAAGCTCATCATTGAACGACCTCGACCTACTAAAGTATCGAAGAAATTATCAACGCGAGCAGAAGCGTAATCTAAAGTGAAACCTATGAATTTGAAACCATCTATTACTCTGTCTATTGCAAATAAAATTGCTCTAACGCCAGCAATGATAATTTTAGTTATCATTGTCCATGAATCGCCAGTCTCTTTGGCTAATTTGTATTGTGCATCATTTTGAACTGCAAACAAACCTACTAATAATGCAATCGCTAAAGGTATTCTTAAAATAGATTTTTGTAGGATTAAAAACACTTGTGATAACAATAAAACTGTTCTAATTACAGCACCCAAAGCGATAAGCAAAGGTCCAATTATGGTTATCAATAAACCTATTTTTACTCCTGTTTTTACCGCTTCAGGGCTTAGTTTTTGCAATGCTTCGATAAATCCAGCAATCCTTGGCATTATTTGGTCTCTAATAACTGCTACGACTTCTAACATAATTGGCACAAAAACCATACCGAATTGTGCTGTCAAATCTTGAACTTGTGCGCCTAAAAACTTTTGTTGATTAGCTAATCCGCCAGAAGTTCTAGCCACATCACCTTGTTGTAACGCGGTGTCTTTAAGAATCAAAGCATAAGCAGCTTGAGCTTTTATAGCAATAGGTAAAGTTCCAGAAGTTGTGGTAATCAAACCAAGTCTCATGGCTTCTTCTTTTAAGCGGGCTTCGTTTAATGCAACACCGAATCTTTTTAATGGTTCTGTTTCACCTGCTAAACCTGAGCGAAGAGCTTGTAAAGCGTCAGCGATTGGCACGTTGTTGAAAGATGCCATGTCCGCAGCAAGCTCTACTAAAGTCATAGACATTTTTGTTGCAGAAGTGTTTGATAATCCGAATGCTTGGAACAAGTTTCCGTAAGTTCCCGCAGCTTCTAACGCAGCTTGTTCGCTCACACCAAAAGCAGCTGAAGTTGTTTTAGCCCACTTTTGAACAACAATCGCATTTTCTTTGAAAACAGCATTTGTTTTAGAAATAGATTCTGACAAAGTTGATGCAGCTTGGACCGCTTTGTAAATACCTACGCCTAAACCAATCATTGCTGGTGTTACTGTTCTAGTGAGGTTTTGCCCTAAATTGGTCATAGATTGACCGACATAACCAACGGCTACTGTTGTTTTGTTAAAAGCACCTTTAGCTTTTTCAAATTCTCTTACCGCTTTTTTGATTCCTCTTTCATCAAATTGCGAGAGAATTGGAATAATAATTGCCATGAATTAAATCCTCGGTTTCGTCAAAAGGTTCTTATTTGCTATTTTAGATGCATCTTCAAGAGCTTGTTTTAAAGTCCTGTCGATTAAACTCATATTTTTTAGAGCAGCTGGATACAAATAGCGAGATGCTTTTCCAACCTTGGAACGCAAAGCTGTAATAAGAGCTTTACCCGATGGTGTTTTTCCGCCACCTTTTCTGCCAGCCATATCTACAATACTTATGCCGACACCATCGATTACTATTTTCAAAAGGCTGGTAGGTCTATCTGCTCTGGGTTTTACGAATGAAGTTTTGACTCTGACTTTATTTTCGGAAGATTGCCAACTGGTTCTTCCCTGATGTGCAAAACCATCTTTCGTACCAGAAGCAAAAGGTGATTTAGTGGGGATTGCTTCTTGAATTTTTGTTGCTAAAGGTGCAGCTGAAGATTCAATATTCCTGCGGACTTCTTTGAAAATAAGTGCGTCAAGGTTGCGTATCTCTAACATTGTTTCGCGAAAACCGCGAACCTCAGTTGCGACCATTTCTACCTCTTATTTTGCTCTGTTACTTTCCAACGCAAATACATGCCGATAGTGAAAAGCATACGCTCTGATTCTTCCATTAGCAAAGACGGAGCAATACCTGTTTCAGCAGCTAAATAAGCTATATACCAATGTGCGCTCGTTTCGCCGAGCGGTTTTATTTTGGGTCTATGTCGCTGACATTTATTGACTCAACTTCATCAAGCCAAGGTTCGAATTCTTTTTTAGTTGAGTTTGTTCTTTTTTCAGAATGCCATGCGAGAAACAACAAGTCAGTTAAACGAAATTCAGATTCGAGTTTCGCAACTGACCTGTTAAATTTCTCTTCGAACGCAACTAGGTCTCTTGCTGAGCAGACGATTTCTTTTGGTTCGCCTGATACAAATTCAATGCGCAGATTGATTTTCATTTAAGCAGTTGTCCCTCTTGTTACAGTTCCGGATACTGGCCAACTTACACTAAGTGTTGCAATGTCGCCAACACTAGAAGCAAATGGTGAGTATTGGGTAACTAAACAGGTTGCGGTGTACTTTGGTTGTGTTGCTGATACTGTTCCTGATGCGCTTTGGATAATTACTGTTGCGATTGTTCCTAATAATGGATTTAATACAGCATCAACTGAACCTGCTGCAAAATCTTGCATAAAGTTCAAAGTTATTGTTGCGTTATTTAAGCCACCGATTCTTGTTCTCCAACCTTGCCCGAAAGCGGTTGTTTCTAGGTCATCAGCTTCTTGAGCCAATTCAACTGAGTTGAGATTGGTTGAAAAATCTGTGCCTGCGACTGTAATTTTATAGTCTGTTGCAGCAAATTTTGCCATCTTGTTTTTTTCCTTTTCCTAGTCTGCGTAACAAAGCGTTGTAAACTCTGCTGTTAGATATGTTACCTCACCAACAGGCAGTTGTCCGTAGTTTCTCATCTCGGTAACTCGTACATCAAAAGCATTACCGCCTAAAGTTTTATCGGATTCTATTGCTAATTTTATGCTAGAAGTGCCTGTGCTTGAACAAAAACTATCGAGCTTGTTCTGCGCGGTACGTTCATCGACTCTTCCAACGATTACCAAAACATTGAAAGTGTAAGTTTGCATGCCTCTTTTGAAAACATCGTCATAATTTATCGTTGAGGGCATAACGATTGCAATTGGCGGACTTGGATTATCGGGCAGGAAAGCAGAAGTTCTCAATCCTGGAATCGTTGCCAAATTAAGGGCTAGTTTTTCTCGCAAAGTTGCTATTGAAGCCATTAGGCGAAAGTTCTCATTCGTCTAAATGGCATAACCAACTGAGCCACATCTGGGTCTAATGATGAGGAAACTCTCATGACTCCCAAATCGCCGAAACCTGCAACACCTAAAGGTGAATCTAATCTTTTGAAAATACGACTTGCTTGAATAATTGTCGCTTGTTTAATTGTAATTGGAACAGAAGTCCAACCCCAAACACCAGTCACTTTTATTAGAGCTTCGTGATTTAAGATTGGCCAAAGATAATCACCGATTGCTCGAATGTCGGTAAAAACCCAAGATTGTCCGTCTAAAACTTGATTCAATGGCTCAAGTTGATAATCATCTGCAGCCCAAGTCGTGTCAAAATTTCCGTCAGCGTTTCCTGCTGTCTGGATTACGAGTGAAGCTGTTCCTGCTAAATCGTCAATCGGGCAAATAAAATCGTCTTGCGCAACGAAATATCTAGAAGCTGTTCCGACCAAATAAAATGCTCTATTGGCGTAGCCGTCTATTAGACGAGAGGCTGATTCAACTGCCATTTCTAATAAAGCGTCATCTACGCTATCTGTTATACGCAATGCTGCTTTGATTTCAGTCAAGCTCGCATAGCCATTTGTGATTGCCAAAATTGCTCCTAAATCTTTTCTTCAGTCTATCGTCTCAAAATAAACTTGTCGTCAATTATTTCCAATTGTAATTGGTTTTCTGAAGCAAATCTATTGGCTGCGATAATGACCCCACCCCAAACAGGATTGTAGTCGTCACCTATCAAGATTTTGTTAGTTAATTGCCAATAATCTTGCAAATCAGCATAAACTTCTCTTTCCCTATGACCTGCATCAATATAAACCACATCTGCGGTGACTTGTTCTTTTGACAATAATTCTGCGGCGGAAGAACTGGTCATAGGTAAAACACCTATTTGCTCGTTAAGATTTTGGCTCGTTATGTTTATGCAAAATTGTTTGTAAATCTTGTCGAAATTTCCAATCAAATCTTGAGCTTGGTAATCTTGCCAAAGGCTTGCATTTGAACCTAAAAAAGTATCAACGCAAATGATTTCCGCTTGCGTTTTTGAAGCCATGAATAATGCTGAAGCCCCGAGCCAAGAACCAACTTCGATTATTGATTCAGGTTCGCATTCATTCAAAACTTTTGTCAAAGCTATGCTCTCTGAACCCCAACCCTGAATATGAGATTCACCTTTTGTTTTTGGGGTTGCCAATCCGTATTTGTTTTTGAACTCTTTAATATTCAAGAGCTTCATTCCTATTATTCAAATCTGCGTCTGCCCAACCTGACATAGAATTAGCAAAATCTTTTCGGTAATCGTAAAGAGCTTCGTTGGCATAACCGAACTTTGCACCAAGTCTTGCTGATTTGCGCCACATTGCCCAATCAGCATAAGCAACTTCTGGGTAAGGACATTTATCTAACCAAGTTTTTTTGATAGGTGAAGCGCAACAAAAATAACAATAAGGTTCTGTATAAATTGTTTCGTTTATCAAATTTGGTGGTATATAGATTTCTTGCGAGCCTTGAACTTGATAGCCGACTTGCCAAATATCGCAATCTTGTTTTTCTAAATTGTTCAACGCATTAGGTTTTAATCTGTCGTCTATGTCACAAACCCAAACCCAACTTGTTTTTGCAGCTTTGGCGCATTCGTTCCAAAAAAATGGTGAACGCCATTTGACTTCAGCGGTGTTTCGTATTATTTGTTTGCAATTGGCGTTCCTGTATTGGTCTGTTCCCATTAAAACTTGTTTGGGTTTTAGTTCTAAGTTTTCAATTGCTTCAAACCAACCATCTATGAAATGGTCATATTTGTCGCCATATACGGCTGTAATTATTGTCACGTCTACCATCTGACAGGCATTCCTAAAGTTGAACCATGACCAACGTGGTAAATCCAAGTGACTTCTGGGTGATGGATGATTTTTGCATTTATCGCGCATAACTTTTTTATCATTGCAAAATCGTGTCCCTCTCGATTGCCCTCTTTGTCAACTATGTAACTATTTATGTCGAAATCTTTTTGGAAACCGCCAACAGATAAAATGGTTTCTCTTTTAGCAATCCAAGTTATAGGAACTTGCCTTGGTTGATTATTGTCCCAAGGTTGATTCTTGTATTTTTCTAAATGACCACCATCAGGCAAGTTCGAATATTTGAACCAAGGAAAAACTAAATCCGCGTTGGTTTCCTCTATGCAATTGTAAATAACTTCAATGTGTCTTGGTAAAAGTTCATCGTCATCATCAAGGATTGCAATATATTTTGTTTTTGCTTTCTTAATCATGCGGTCAAGAATTATAGTATGTCCTTCTCTTTTTTCATCAACCATTATTAAATGCTTTTCAGGTTGCAAAGTCTGATTCGCAACACTCGCAATGCATCTTTGCAAAAGCTCAGAGCGTATTGGGATTGTTGCGGTGCAAATCGTTACATCAGCTCTCATTGTCCCAAGCATTTCTTCTTCTTCTCCTGATTTGCCATCTGCCGTCTGTCAAATCTTTTGTTTGCATTTTCATAGTGTAATAATGCGCGTTGTTTTCAAAAGTCCTATCGTTGGCTGATTGAAAACCATTTTGCAAAGTCGAAGAATTATCATGCGCAACAGGAATGAAAGACCTTTCAATCGTTACACCTTTCACTTTGCATCTGCGTTCATAATCATTATCTTCAAAATATGCTGGGTGCAGAGCTTCATCAAATAAACCAACTTCGTCAACAACTTTCCAACCCAAACTAAAAGCGCACCATTCTGGTGAACCATTCGATAAAAGCAATTTGTTTGCATCTGAAAGGTCGCTGAACATTGACAAAGAATCCCCACCCCACTCGACATCAAAATTTGTTATCAACCAATATTCAGAAAAAGGTAAAGATTTTATTCCGAGATTCCAAGAAGATGCGACACCAAGATTTGATGGTATTTTCATGTGCCAAACTTTTGAGACCCATTGATTCCAAGCAGGTTCCCAAGAGTTACCTTTTGCCCCATTATCGATTATCAACAAATCTTTGACTGGGTAATTTATGGACTTTATCATTCGGTCCAACAAATCGTATCGAGTCAAGACTGGGACAATCATTGCGGGAATCATCAGATACCCCTCAGAGGCTCACAGAACAAAAATGCGGGACTTTCACCCAATATTAGTATCTTCCTATTCATAAAGGTTTTTGTCCTGCCAAATTGCCTTTAATGTGGGTTTCCAAAGGTTTTCATAAACCGCATCTGCCTTGTATTGCTCCGCAAATTCCATAGCTTTAAGTGACCTTTGCTGACCTGCGTTATACGCGCTTTCAAGAGCTTCAACAATTGCATCAACATTAGGAACATGAAACCAAGATTTTTGAGGAGCATCCCAAAGAGGCTGTCCTGGAATCTTGAAGCCGTCTCCGCAAAGCTCTGCGGAAGCTGCAAAATCCGAAACGATAACTCTTGTCCCACATGCTTGAGCTTCAATTGTTGGTATACCGAAGCCCTCTCCGTAAGAAGTCGCAAGCAAAACATCCATTGCTGTATAAATGCCAGCTAAAGTTTTTTGACTGACGCCAGCTCTTAAAATATAAGGGTCGACAAAAACAACTTGTTCTTTTGGAATACCAACTGAAGCTATAAGCTCAGTCAAACGAATCCCACCTAAAGAACCTGAAGCATCTGTATGTAAATAAAGCAAAGCGTCTTTGTGTTTCCTAGCAAACATTGAAAAGGCTAATAGGTTTTCGCCGAACGCTTTTCTGTTTGGATAAACACCTTTGTTAGCAGCG